AGCAATCCCACTCCTGTGAATGGTGTACAACCGAATAACTCCACCGCTCGGCGTATTGTTTGCGCGCCATCATTGTGAAAACCCCGCTGCCGTTTGATAAGCCAAAAAGGCCAGAATTGTCATGGCTGCAAACCATAGCGCTACCAGTCCAATAACCATGAATTGCTCGCCTGTTGTCAGATCGTGATTTTTGCTCCGCCTTTTCGCCATTTTGTTTTACCCCTTCTGTTTGATTGTGCCGGTGTTGGCACCCAGAAAACCGCGCGGCGTCACCCGGTGCGGTTTGTGAGTCTGGATCGGTTTAGGCGTATTCGGTGCAATTGTCCGCGTATGCCTCGGCATCGCCTAAGTGTTTGAATGATTTTGATACCGGCACCAATTCCCCGGCATCAATATCATGCAGAATCACCTTGTATTTCCACATTATGTTGGGGGTGGTGATTACCTGTGCCAGCACCCCGGATTCTTCGTTTTCGGTTTCATAAACTACTTCAGACTCGAATGTATACTTTGCCATTGCTTAAATCTCCGTTATCGCATTAACGTGGGTGAACAATCCGCGCATGATCTCGTAGATGATGAATGAGACCGGGAAATCAAATTCCCGGCCTACCGTCCATGTTTGTCGAATGTATTTAATCACTGATCTGATCCTTTAAACGTATCGGCTGTTAAATGCCACAACGCGCTTGGCTTGTGCCAGCATGTCGGCCTGATCCTGAGTGAGGAACATTGCCGCGAAGGGATGCTTTTTGTCATGCTTAACTAGCGCCATTGCGTTTGCGTCTGACCGATCTGCTGCGTATTTGTTTAATAGCTTTTCCATTGTTGTTGCTCCGTTTAGTGTTTGGTGCCGATGCGGTATTGCATCTGACAAACGAATGATACTTGCAAACATTACAAACATTCCAAGAATATTTCGGAATATTAAATAAGTTTTCTTATAACCTCAGCGCCATGGGCATTGATCCCACAATTGCCAGACTATCGAAGCTAGCACGATTGCGCCGGGAATGATCCCGAACACTGTTACCGTTGCCATTGTCATTACGTCCATTTGTCTATACCTGTTAATGGGTTCAGGTAGTAAACGATCGGCAAGGGGATTTATTACAAGCCGGGTTTGTTTGGTTGGCGTATTGGTCGCTGTAATGGGTGCCATTCCGCCTCACACTTTCACCCGTACAGCATCCGCATCCGATCGGCCGTAAGTCCGCGATTGGCTGGCAAATCGACCCCCCGGGCCCCGCGATCGCGCGTAACGATGGCGGCAGTTGCCCCCCAGATACAAAAAAAGCCGAAATTAGATATCTGTTACCTCTTGTAACACCAGTAACAATAAGTGTTACCATGTTACGGTCGGTAACAATCTAAGTAACAGGTGCGGATATGAAATTTGTAAAAAGAATCGGTAAGGAATTTAAGTCCCGTGTAATGGATCTGACAGATGTTGAGGCAGCAATGACTGTTTTGGCCGTTGTTGTTTTGTTTGCGGTAGCTGTTATCTGGTAAGGGTTGATTTTCTATCGGATTAATATAGGATAGGGAGGGAAAGGCGGGCTTAATAGGATGCTAACAAGCATCTAATAGCCCGTTTCAACTTTTAGGAGATCCAAAATGAAAGACCATACTGTTGAATATCGCTCAATTGACTACTACTCAATGTGCGAGAAGTCAAAAGAGAAGGTCAAGGCCATGCAGGATGCTGGCATGTCTACCATTTATGATGCCAAAGCTACGCCTGAAGAGACTGAACTACCTAAAATGGGTGGCTACTCCATTATTATGATGGGCAAGTAATGCCTGACGGCGGTGTTCTGGAGGAAATCGCAGAGCATCTAGCTGATATAGCAGAAACTTTGCGTAAGTTGTTAGACTTAGCTGAAGATTCAAACTCGGAAGTAGATGATGTCGAATGACGAAGAGCCTAAAGTCAGAACTCAGGCTTCAGGCAGGCCCACCAGAAAAGATATAGCTACAAAATCTAAGGGCGGTCGCAATAAAGTGGGCCGTCCAAAGGGTGATGCGGCGATTATCAATGAGTATAAAGCCCGTATGCTGGCTTCACCCAAGTCTAGGCGAGTGATGGACACCATATTTGCGGCAGCAATGGATGATGACCACAAGAATCAGGCCGCTGCATGGAAGCTGGTGATGGATAGAATCCTGCCAGTAGCCGCATTTGAAAAGGATATTGTCCAGAATGGCGGCAAATCTGCAATTCAAATCAACATTACGGGTGTTGGTTCAGCAGAAGTTACCCAGCCTCAAGAATCAAACATTATTGATGGCGAGTCGGTAGATGTCACAAGATAGTTTAATTGAGCGACTAGGCAGAGGATTTATTAGTTACTTGACTAGGGTTGGCGATGCTATTTCACAGCTTTTGAATGTACTTGTTTTGTTTGGCGACAATGCTAACGAGTCTATATCTGGCCGATCTCATAGGCTTAAGTCTAGATTTAGGTCATGGGCATGGTTAAATGCTTTTATTGATGTTGTTTTTGGAAAAGATCACTGTGAGCTGGCGTACCTAAACGATATTAACAGGGCCAAAAAAACAATAAGCGAGTCAGCCCAATGAAGTATTTTCGGATTGAAGAGTTTGATTGCCAAGAGACCGGCAATAACCGCATGAATCCTGAGTTTTTGGAAAAGGTAGACGAACTTCGCAAATTGTGCGGCTTTCCGCTAGTTGTCACCTCGGGATATCGTGACCCTAGCCACTCAATTGAAATTGCAAAAGCCCAACCCGGAACGCACACACAAGGCATTGCCGCTGACCTCAGAGTTGAAAGCGCCCACCATCGCTACACACTATTAACTACTGCTTTTAATTTGGGATTTTCTGGCATTGGCGTTGCTAAAACCTTTATTCATGTTGATACTCGGGACTCTTTGCCCCTTGTCTGGACTTACTAATGCTATACACAAAGCACACAACACTCACAGACACAGCGCTTACCACGTTGTTTACTGTCCCTAACGGGTTTCACGCAATTGTTAACTACGTGTTTATAGCTAACCACGGTGGCTCTACGAACAGCATTGATTTGTACTGGGATGTTTCTGGAACGCCACAAGCGTACATCTTTGACGGCACTAACGTGGCTGGAGGAGGTAAAGAAACATTGAGTAACGGTGGTGGCCCTATGTTTGTTTTACACCAAGGAGAGGTGGTTAAGTGCCAAGCAACAAGCGCAGGAAATTTAGAAGTAGTTGTAACCTTTGATTTAATACCAGCACCAACATCACTTATCAATTTTAACGGGAGCTAACAAATGAAAAACATTTATGAAGTAGCGCTAGGTTGTTTTACCGTAGCATTTATTTCTGTATTTATGATGAACGCTAATGCGTCTACTTACATTGACTATCCAGATGGTTCTAGCTATACGGTTCCAGATGGACAGAATGTTTATGTTACAAACGAAATTGTTTTTACCAAAAGGGTGTATGCCAATGGTGCAGTATATTTTACGCCGTTGGCCCCAAATGCTAAACGGGATCAAGAGGTAAGCTCAACTAGTGGTTTGACGCCCGGATCGCATGACTGGTGTAAGGCATTTGTGCCGTGGTCGAATGGTTTTACTTTTGGTCAAATGACTTGGGATAGCCAGTGCGATACCAACAATGACGGCGTATACAACAGCTTTGACGAGGGCTGGGAAGGTTAAGTTTGACTGACCTAAACGTACAGCTGCTTGATTGGCAGCAGGGTGTTTTTTCCGATCCTACTCGTTTTAAGGTAGTAGCGGCTGGGCGGCGGACAGGGAAGTCCCGCCTAGCAGCATGGATGCTAATTATTAATGGTCTACAGGCAGATAAAGGCCATGTATTTTATGTAGCCCCAACTCAGGGGCAGGCTCGCGATATTATGTGGCAGACCCTTATGGAGTTAGGCCACCCCGTAATCGCGGGATCTCACATCAACAACCTCCAGATTAAACTGGTAAACGGCGCCACTATTAGCCTTAAGGGTGCTGACAGACCAGAAACCATGCGCGGTGTGTCCCTAAAGTTTCTTGTAATGGACGAATACGCCGACATGAAGCCCGACGTATGGGAGCAGATTCTAAGACCAGCGCTGGCTGACCAAAAAGGCTCGGCGTTGTTTATCGGAACTCCGATGGGTAGAAACCATTTCTACGAACTTTATAAGTATGCGGAGTTAAACGATGATGAAACCTATAAGGCGTGGCATTTTACGAGCTACGACAACTCGATATTAGATGCAAAAGAAATAGATTTAGCAAAGAAGTCTATGTCGAGCTATGCCTTTAGACAGGAGTTTATGGCGTCATTTGAAGCTAGAGGCTCCGAAATGTTTAAAGAAGATTGGATTCGTTTTGGTGACACACCGGACGAAGGCGATTATTATATCGCCGTTGACTTAGCAGGCTTTGAGGATATAAACAAAAAGCGCACTAAAAACACCAAGTTAGATGAAACAGCTATAGCAGTGGCTAAGGTTAGCCCCGATGGCTGGCACGTTGAAAATATAATTTATGGTCGCTGGGATCTAAATGAAACGGCCATGAAGATATTTCAAGCTGTTAGGGATTATCGTCCTGTCAGCGTTGGAATAGAAAAAGGTATTGCAAAACAGGCAGTAATGTCGCCGCTTACAGACTTGATGAAGCGGTACGGAACGTTTTTTCGTGTAGAAGAACTAACACACGGAAACAAAAAGAAAACAGACCGCGTAATGTGGGCATTACAAGGTCGATTTGAAAACGGTTACATACAATTAAATCGGGGCGAGTGGAACAATAGATTCCTAGATCAGCTGTTTCAGTTTCCAGATGCGCTAACACATGATGACTTAGTCGATGCTTTAGCGTATATAGACCAGTTAGCTCAGGTTGCGTATGACTACGAATACGAAATTGATGACCACGAAATCTTAGATGTGGTAGCGGGATATTAAAATGGCCGAAGAAATTTACAGTCCAGACCCATTAATGGCGCAGCAGTCGCTTGAAGAGTGGGTAATGACCAAGTGTGAAAACTGGCGTGATTACTATGAATCAAATTATGAAGAAAGTTTTGAGGAATACTATCGGTTATGGCGAGGTCAATGGGATCCTGCTGACTCCGAAAGAGCATCGGAGCGTTCTCGTATTATCTCTCCTGCGCTTCAGCAGGCTGTAGAATCTAATGTAGCCGAGCTAGAAGAGGCGACATTTGGCCGGGGTAAATGGTTTGATATTGCTGATGATGTCTTGGACAGTCAGAAGCAAGATGCCATGTATCTTAGAAAAAAGCTTACCGAAGACTTTGAAGCCTGCAAAGTGCGTAAGGCAGTTGCTGAATGCTTGATTAACTCAGCGGTATTTGGCACAGGTATTGGGGAGGTAATTCTTGAAGAGATTAAAGAAATGGCTCCAGCGGCTGAGCCGATCATGGGTGGAGACCTTCAGGCTGTTGGCGTCAATATTACTGACCGTGTAGTCGTAAAGTTAAAGCCGGTATTGCCACAGAACTTTTTGATTGACCCCGTAGCAACTTCAGTTGAAGACGCATACGGCGTAGCGGTTGATGAATTTGTGAGCAAGCATAGCGTAGAGATCCTTCAAGAGCAGGGGGTATATCGTCAAGCTATGATTGATTCTGCCGCTGCTGATACCGATCTTGAGCCAGATCAAGACCTAACGATCTATAATGATGACAAGGTTCGCCTAACCAAGTATTATGGCCTTGTTCCCCGCGAGCTTTTAGAGGCCGAGGACATAGAAGTCGAAGAAGACTCTATGTACGTCGAGGCTATCGTGGTTATTGCTAACGGCGGAACATTGCTAAAAGCCGAAGCAAACCCTTACATGATGAATGATCGACCTGTCGTAGCGTTCCCTTGGGATGTCGTGCCGGGCCGTTTCTGGGGTCGTGGCGTTTGCGAGAAGGGCTATAACAGCCAGAAGGCGCTTGATACAGAGCTTAGAGCGCGTATTGATGCCCTGAGCCTAACTATTCACCCAATGCTTGCTGTGGACGCTACACGGCTTCCTAGAGGCGCTAAGCCTGAAGTCCGTCCCGGCAAGATGATTTTGACGAACGGAGACCCCCGTGAGGTTCTTCAACCATTTAACTTTGGTCAAGTTGGACAGATTACGTTTGCGCAGGCTGCGAGTTTACAGCAGATGGTTCAGCAGGCGACTGGCGCAGTTGACTCCGCAGGAATTGCTGGACAAGTTAATGGAGAGGCTACAGCTGCTGGCATATCTATGTCTTTGGGCGCCATTATTAAACGTCATAAGCGTACTCTCATAAATTTCCAGCAGTCGTTTTTACTGCCTTTTGTAACTAAAGCCGCTCATAGATATATGCAGTTTGACCCGGAAAACTATCCGGTAGCTGACTATAAGTTTACGGCAACCAGTACGCTAGGCATTATTGCTAGAGAATACGAAGTAACCCAGTTGGTGCAGTTGCTTCAAACCATGCAGCAGGATAGCCCGTTGTATCCTGTTCTTATCCAAAGCATTATTGACAACATGAACCTGAGCAACCGCGAAGAGTTAATTGCGGCAATGCAACAGGCTGGACAACCTAATCCGCAGGCCCAGCAAATGGCGATGATGGCTCAGCAAGCGCAGCTGGCCCTTCAGCAGAGCCAGACCAATGCACTTAATGGTCAGGCGGCAGAGTCGCAGGCCAGAGCCGCTAAGCTTGCTGTAGAGGCTCAGATAGCGCCTGAAGAGCTTGAGATTGACAAGATCAATGCAATCACCCGAAACCTGAAAGAAGGCGATCAAGAGGACAAAGAGTTCGAGCGCCGATTGAAGGTTGCTGATAGGCTTTTGAAAAAACGACAGCTAGAGGCTAAGCCAACCAATGTTAATGACACCAACGGAAATGAACAAACTGCTAGGCCAAATCAACCAAGCGTTCAAGGATCAGGAAGACAAAATAACATGGCTCCAGAAGCGCTTAGACTCCTTGGAGGAGAAGGTTAATGGCGAAGAAAAAAGACCCAAAGCTGGAACGCGCGGGCGTAAGCGGATACAACAAACCGAAGCGAACTCCGAGCCATCCGACCAAGAAGTTTGTAGTAGTAGCGAAGGTGGGCGACAAGACTAAGACCATTCGTTTTGGCGATGCCAAGATGACTATTAAGAAAGACCAGCCCGCTAGGCGAAAGTCTTTCCGGGCTAGGCATAAGTGTGATACAAGTCCTCCGAGTAAGCTGACAGCAAGATATTGGTCTTGCAAGAAGTGGTGATGATATGAAGGTTAAGGCGCCAGAAGGCTATCACTGGATGAAGTCAGGCAAGTCATTTAAGCTGATGAAAGACCCGTCAGGTGGCTATAAGCCGCATAAAGGCGCGTCTAAGTCAGCAAACTTTGAAGTACAAAAAGTCCACAAGGGCAAGTAGGAGGCGGTTATGGGTTACGGAATGGGTGCATATAAATCAAAGCCAGCCAAGAAAAAGAAAAAAGCTAAGAAAAAGGCAAAGAAGTAATGCCGGCTAAAAAAAAGGCTAAGCCAAAAAAAAAGTCCGGCAGCCCAACGCCTAAGAATAAAGCGCTGTATGCCCGCGTAAAGGCTGAAGCTAAGAAAAAGTTTGACGTATACCCCAGTGCTTATGCAAATGCGTGGTTAGTGCGGGAGTATAAAAAACGCGGTGGGACGTATGCCTAAGTCAAAAGGCGGCTTAACCAAGTGGTTTAACGAGGAATGGGTTGATATTAAGACGGGTAAGCCTTGTGGCCGTAAAAAAGCTAAAGGCTCAAAGCGTCCATACCCAGCCTGTAGGCCCAAGAAGGTAGCTGCAAAAATGACAAAAGCAGAGAAAGATGCCGCTAAGGCTAAGAAAACAGGGCCAAAGCGAGTGAAATATGCGGTCACTGCATCGGGTCGCAGGCGAAAGACAACAAAGAAGTCTTGACCTTTATTCCGCAAAGATATACAACGCAACTTTGAGATAACCCTATGGCCTCAATGGACAAAGAAGTAGAAGAGTATTACAGCAAATACTTTGACCTGTTTCGGACGGAAGGCTGGAAACAGTTAATCGAAGAGCTAAAACAAAACGCTATGCTTATTAATAGCGTTGAAAACACAAAAGATAGCGAAGACCTGTTTATTCGCAAAGGTCAGCTAAAAGTGTTGGCATATTTGTTGAACTTTGAAAACAATATGGAAACTAGCTTTAACGAGCTAGAAAAAGAAAATGAAGGTATTTGACTTTCGTTGTGAGAATGGTCATATCTTTGAAGAATTTGTAGAAGGCACAACTACAACCAGTAGGTGCGGTTGTGGCGCCAATGCTACAAAAATCGTTTCGGCGACAAAGTGTGTACTAGATGGATCTACCGGAGATTTTCCCGGCAGGCACATGAAATGGGTACGCGAACACGAAGAAGCCGGGCGACGTGGTAGGGAAGCCCACCGAGAGGAGGGCTAATTAATGTGTAATCTCCATAACCTTACAAAAGGCGGGGCTATTTAATGATGTCAAGAGCGACACTAATTGATGAGCGTCAGGAAGTAGAGGAAACCGAAACAACAGACGAGTTAATTCACGATTCTGTCGAGACTCCTGAAGAGGAACAATCTCAAGAATCTAGCGTTCCAGACAAGTATCAAGGTAAATCTGTTGAAGAATTAGTACAGATGCACCAAGAGCTTGAGCGATTTTCAGGCAAGCAAAGCGCTGAAGTTGGGGAAACGCGAAAAGAAGTTAGCGAGCTGCGGGATCTGGTTGATAGCTACATTCAGACACAACTCTCACCGGCACCTGAAACACAGCGGGATGATGACAACAAAGATGATGTTGATTTTTTTGTTGATCCTCAGACAGCTGTAAACCGAGCAATAGACAATCACCCCAAGATTAGGGAAGCCGAGGCTTACACACAGCAGTACAAACAGCAGACAGCGTTAGCGCAATTGAAATCCAGTCATCCTGACATGGAGAGTATTTTGCAAGACACAAAGTTTGCTGAGTGGATCAAGGGGTCGAAAGTCCGAACACAGTTGTTTGTTCAGGCGGATAAAGGCTATGACTACGATGCCGCGAACGAGTTGTTTAATCTCTGGAAAGAGAAGAATCAAGTTGTTCAACAAACTGCTCAGGCAGAAAGGGTAGCGCGTCAGAGTGCAGTTAAATCAGCCAACACAGGCAATGCTCGCGGAGCAGCTGAAGGGTCAAGGAAGAAAGTTTATCGTCGTGCTGACATTATTAAATTGATGAAGACCGACCCTGACCGTTACAACGCTTTATCTGATGAGATATTGAAAGCATACGCGGAGGGTCGAGTTCGTTAGCCTTTAAAGGAGATTTATCATGGCTACAGCAACTTACCCCGGCGCGGCGGGTAATACCGCCCTAACAGAAGCGGCAACTTTTGTACCAGAAATCTGGTCAGACGAAATTATTGCTGCTTATCAGAAGAACTTGAAGATGGCTCCCCTTGTCAAGCGTCTCGCTATGACTGGCAAGAAGGGTGACGTTATTCATATTCCTAAGCCTACTCGTGGCGATGCCAATGCTAAAGCGGCTGACACTGCGGTAACTATCATTGCAAACACCGAGTCAGAGCTGACAGTTACTATTAACCGTCACTTTGAATACTCGCGTCTGATCGAGGACATCGTAGAGGTACAGGCACTGTCATCTCTGCGTCAGTTCTACACTGAAGACGCTGGTTACGCTCTGGCCGTACAGGTTGACAACGACCTGCACGCGGCTGGTACTGGTTTTGGTGACGGTGGCGCTATCGTATTTAGCCCTGCTGAAACTGACTACCAGCACAGCGGTTGTTTCTTCAATGATGGTGGTACTACTACTCAGTACACCGACGACACTCTGGTAGCTGGCGACGAGTTCACGGACGCATTTTTCCGTGACATGATCCAGAAGCTGGATGACAACAACGTACCGATGGAAAATCGTAACCTGATTATCCCGCCCGCAACGCGCAATGCGATTATGGGTATTGATCGGTATGTGTCATCTGACTTTGTATCTGGTGGCACTGTTAATAACGGCCTGATCGGCAACCTGTATGGCGTAGACGTTTACGTTTCTGCTAACTGCCGAACTATTGAAGCCGCTGGTGACAACACGGCTGGCACTGTCGACACTCGCGCAGCACTGCTGTTCCACAATGAAGCTGTTGTGATGGCAGAGCAGATGGCCGTTCGCTCACAGACTCAGTACAAGCAGGAATACCTTTCTACGCTGTACACCGCCGACACCCTGTATGGTGTTCAGGTGTATCGCCCAGAAGCTGGTTTTGTCCTCGCAGTACCGTCTGCGTAAATCCTTCGGGGGCTTCGGCCCCCTTTTACTTAAGCGCCTGTATGCGGGTGTTTAATTAAAATGCAAACGGATAGGAAAAATTATGTCCAACTACACAAAGTCAACAAACTTTACGGCTAAGGACTCGCTACCTACAGGCGATACCAATAAGGTTATCCGTGGCTCTGAGTTCGATACTGAATTTGACGCATTACAAACCGCAATAGGGACTAAGGCAGACCTTGCTAGCCCTACGTTTACTGGCACAGCTACGTTTGATGGTCTTACTGCTACGGGTACTGTTAATCTTTCGGGTGCTAATGTAACCACTAACATTGACGG